TGTTCTTAACTATACTATTTTCTCATATTTACTTTTTAAGTCATTTTTTGATTTCACCCATCCGAATTCTTCTGCCCAACGATTCAATGAACTTATACTAATACTAAATTGTTCTGCTATTTGCTTTAACGACATATTAGGTTTATTAGCTCCAAATTGATTAAACAACTCTTTCTTGATAATTTGTTGCTTTTCCCATCGTTTTCGAGAACGATTCGACTGAATTTGTTGAAACGATGATTCAGAAAATCTTTCCCAGATCCAACGAGATGAACTTCTAGCAATTCCTTTTAACTCCCTGTATGGTAATGGTGGATTATGATTCTGATTTAATAACTCTAATGAAGATAATAAATACTGATTAAATTGTTCTAATTGTTTACCTGAACATTTAAACTTCAGAATCTCACGATAACCAATTTTTTTGATCTGATTAAATAAAGAACAATTCCGACCTTCAATATCTTCATTATCATTTAGATAAAATACAGGTTTATTTGATAAATCAACAAAATCAGCTAAATAATCCAAAGTATATTTAGGTACATTAAATACAAATGTTCTCCAAAAATTTGAGTTTGGATTTTTAGTGAATACACCAACATAGTGTTGATCTGCTCCTAACTTATCAATATAAGCCCGTTGTATCTTTTTAAAATAACTTATTGGCTTAAATCGAGCATTCTTTGTGTTACAAATAGGTACTTCTAACGCATAGATATAATGACATCGACCGTTTAATCTATTTTGTACGACTATATTGGGACTTGGAAGTCCTAACAATTCCCAATCCATTGCAGAATTTTCCCGATCTAGATCTAACACCATAAATTTAATAAACAGATCATTAAACTGAATATACTTATGAGTTAATGCAACATCTTTAGGGTATAACTGCACCCCATTATCAAAATTATCTGTCTATTTTATCCGTTCAGCTAAGCTTTGATTAAAATCATCTAATGTATATGCTGATTCCATATTTACCTCGTGATATATGATTGAAATTATGTGGTAGACATATCTAGCTAATATGTCTTAACTGAGATTAATACAAAAAAAGCATTTTTTAACTTAATCTGATTGTTTTTTAGACACTTGAAACATAAAAAAGAATCGAATGCCTAAATCTTAAGCAAAAAATATAGATTCGTAACAAAATATCATCCCATATCAGATATTAATAATTTAGAAGTAAACATTTATTACAATCCAAATTATTTGGAGGTTTAATGGAACTATTTATATTTAATAAAGAATTAGAGCTTATTCATATTATAGATGTATTTAACTCTCTATGTTGGAGAAGAAAATACTATGAGGTGGGAGAATTTGAGTTAGAAATTGAACTTACAGATGATATTTTAAAGTATTTAAAAATAGGAAATATTATCTACAAAAAAGATGATTTAGAAGCTGGGTATATAAATACTATAAGAATAGATTTAGACAATGAAGGAAAAGAAGTTATTAAAGTATCAGGCAAATTTTTAACTAATTATATAGGAGGAAGAATTGTTTGGGATACTGTTACTTTTAATGGAGCTATAGAAAATTATATAAGAAATTTAGTAGATAAAAATTGTATAAATACTACTATCAATAGAAAGATTCCAAAATTGGAATTAGGTATATTAAAAAATTTAAATGATAATATTAATTGTCAAACTAGCTATAAAAATATAATTGAGGAATTAACAGAAGTTCTTACAACATATGAAATTGGTTATAGAATAGAATTAGATTATAGAAATAAAAAGTTATTATTCCAGTTATATAAAGGGATAGATAGAAGTATAAATCAACAAAATATTTCTCCATGTGTATTTAGTAGAGAATTTGAAAATGTATTATCACAAAGTTATTTTAATAGCAATGAAAATTTGAAAACTACAGCTTTAATAGGTGGAGAAGGTGAAGGTAAAGATAGAGTATTAACTGAAATAAATAATAATGTTTCAGGTTTAGATAGATTAGAAATATTTGTTGATGCAAGAGATTTAAAGAAGGAAAGCAATGATAATACGCTTACAGAGGAAGAGTATTTAAAAATACTACAGCAAAGAGGAAAAGAAAAATTATATCAAAATTTATCAACAAATACGTTTGAAGGTACTATAAATTTACTTAGTAATAATTCATATAAAAGAGATTTTGAATTAGGAGATATAGTAACTATATTAGATAGGAAATGGAATATTACTATTAATACAAGAATAACTGAAATTGAAGAGGTTTATGAAAATGGAGGAAAATCTATTAATGTTATATTTGGTAATAAAATTCCTACAATATTAGACAAAATAAAATCTAAAGTGAGGTGATAAAGTGGAAAGAAGTTCATTTTTTAATGCACAAATGCAAGGTAACTCATATGATAGAGTTTATTTAGCGGAGGATTTTGCAAGATATTTTGCTAGTTTCATAGGAAATGGAGTTTTTCCAACTCCTTCAACTAATTTGCAAGTTGTTGCTATAAATTCAAATATGACTATAAAAATTAAAATAGGTAAGGCTTGGATAAATGGTTATTTTTATGAAAATACAGAAGATTTAACTCATGTTATAGAAGTTGCAGATGGATTGTTAAATAGAATAGATCTTGTGGTTTTAAGGCTTGATTTTAATAATAGAGAAATTAAATCATATGTTAAAAAAGGTGCTTTTGCAACAGAGCCTAAAGTTCCAGAGCTTATTAGAAATTCAGATATGTATGAAATTGCATTAGCAAGTATAAGGATAAATAGGGGTATTATAGGAATAAATCAATCAGATATTACTGATTTAAGACAAAATAGTTCTTATTGTGGATTAGTAACTGGAGTTGTACAACAAATAAATGTAGATAATTTATTTGCTCAATATCAAGATAGTTTTAATACGTGGTTTAATAGTATAAAAGGTCAGCTTGGTACTGATTTAGCTGGTAATTTACAACTACAGTTAAATAATAAGCTAGAGATTTACATAGCTGAAACATTACCAGCAATATCACAAAGAAAACAAAATACTATCTACTGTAAAATAACAGATAAAGTGAATAGTGGTACTGGTGGAAATGTAACAATAAGGGTTAGTCCAAACTTAGGAATAAAAGTTTAAAAGGAGATAGAAAAATGGCAAAGAAAAAAGTTCAAATACAATTATTAAACGAAAAAACAGGAGCAGTTATAGAAGATGTAGATCCACTTACTTCTGCTGATGCGGTTACCTTTACTGATGGGGAAACATTTCAACAAAAATATGATAGTGGAAAATTAAGAGGACAAACTGGAGCAACTGGCCCTAAAGGCGAAAGAGGACTACAAGGTGTTCAAGGCCCTGCGGGGGCTCCAGGAGCAACAGGAGCTAAAGGTGCAAATGGAGCAACATTTACGCCTTCAGTTAGTTCTGCAGGAGTTCTATCATGGAGTAATAATGGTGGTTTAAATAATCCAACTAGCGTTAACATTAAAGGCCCACAAGGAGAAAGAGGAACTACTGGACCTCAAGGGCCACAAGGGGTTAAAGGAGATGCTGGGGCACAAGGGCCTAGAGGTTTACAAGGAGCAACTGGCCCACAAGGGCCGAAGGGCGACAAAGGAGATACAGGTGAAACTGTTAGAGTAGGAACTAGTTACGATACGGCTCAACCAGTTAAATTATTTTTTAAATTAGTAACTTAAAAGGAGGGAAGTTTATGGCTATAAATAAAATAGAAATTCAAAGTGCAAATGGGGATATTTATTACCCACATACAAGTGCAGATGTAGTTAAATATAATAATAATACTGTTAGTGCATTTTTAAAGTTTTTAGATGATAAATTTAACAACTATTTACTTTCGGCTGGTGGGACTATAAGTGGAAATATATTATGCAAGACTAATAATACATTAAAGCTAGGTTCATCTACTGCAAGATTTCACACTATATATTCAAGCACACTTGATTTAGGAAACTCGACTGGAGTGTATTCAACAGGGAATTATATATTAACATTAATGTGTGGCAGACAACAAGCAGGAGAGGCAGGAGAAATATTCTTTAGCCATAATGGTACAACTTATCACTTTGAACCGAAATGGTCGGGAGATGTTGCATTAGCGCAAACAACTGGACTAGGTAGAAGTAATAGAAAGTGGAGAGATGTATGGTCGCATGCTGGTACTCTGCAAACATCTGATATTTCCATGAAAGAAAATATTAAAAAAGTAGTTTCAGAAGATGATGCGGCAATGACTAGAGAGATTTCTTCTGAAGAAGTGTCTAGTATATCTAGTGATTCTATATTAGAAGCCGTAAAAAGTATTCAGCCTATAACATTCAACTACAAAGGTTCGAGAGATATTATGCTTGTTGCAGAAGGCAATGAACAAGATGAATATGCTCAAGTTGGGAAACAGTTAGGTATATCTGCCCAAGAATTAGAAAAAATTGACCCTACTTTGTTCGAATATATTGGAGTCAAAACAGAAACCGTAAATGAAGCAGGTGAAAAAGTGCCAAGTTATTCCATTAAAACATTGGCTTATTCTAATATGATACTAGTTGCATTACAGGAAGAAATTAAATATAGAAATAAACAAATAGAAAATTTAGAAGAAAAAATAAAATTGCTAGAAAAGAAAATTGACGCT